GCTTGTTGGGCTGGACTTACTATTACCTGTTCTGAAGAACTACCTTCTGTCGCATGCACCCTATCTGACGATATAAATAAAGATAAAACTGTAACCAATATGGCTCCAGAAATAGACAAAAATAAACGTTTTTTAAATGATCCTCTCTTCATTATAGGACTATTATAACATTTTTATTTAATTATTAAATAAAAAAAGAGGGTAGAAATTAATCTACCCTCTAATTTTAAAAAGAAATTATCTTCTTGAAAGAATTAACTTCTGTAATGCTGCAATTTGTTTGTTAATTGTTGCAATAAGTGCAACGATTGACTTTAAAATTTCAGCATTTGTAACAGATCCAGATGCATCAACAATTGAGTATGCAACAGTCTTTGCAGAATCTGTCGATACGTATGCTGGAAGATCTACGATCATGTTAAAGGAACCAGTTGTATTTCCAACAGTAAACTTAATTGCTCTTGTTCCTGCTGTATCAAATACATCTGAAGATGTTGGTGCAGTAACTGGTGTTAATTGACCACCTGAAATTGCTACGCCAGCACCGAGAGTTGCTCCACCGTGAACCTTAGCACCATTTACATCTGTTGCTGAAATTGTTAGGGTTGCAATTTCTCCTGCTTTATATTCTTTCTTGTCAAGGGTTGCTGTGTACTTATTTACACCACTAGCACATGCTGCAACAAAATCATTTGAGTAGATTACTGTTGCATCTGTGTGTGTGTATTGTAAACGTACAGTTGCAGATCCTGAAGTTGAAGCACATGTCCAGCCACCAGTTGCAACTGCAGTAGATGAAGATGCTCCACCAACTGAAACTGCTGTAACTTGTGATGTGTACTTGGTTGTATCAGCAGTTGGAGTAATTCCAGATAACTGATTACCAGCAGAATCTTTAACAACAAAGTCATAGGTTCCTGTACGTGCTCCACCTGCTTGTGCAATGTCAACACCTGTTACGGCAATTGATGCTGCACGACCTGTGAAAGTAATTGTCTTTGTAGCAAAAGTAACTCCATTATATGAAACTGTAATGGTTGTAGTTACTGGCTTGTTTTCATTAGCAGTACCCTGCTTAATTTGAAGAACTCCACCAGTTCCTGTCTTTACAGCAAATGAAGCCTGAACTGATGGGGCTGCATCCCATGCAACAATTGCGCCGTTAGTTGCATTTGCTTGCAATACGCCGTTTGTTGCCATAGTTTGTGCCCAACCATCTCGTGCCAAAACATTTACATATCCTGTGCCACCATTAACAACAGTTGTTGAGTTAGCAACATCTGCTGATGATGTTAAAGTTCCTTGAGTTGCGTCATCTTGTACACGACCCAAAGAGTCTGCTACAGAAAAAATATCTGTCTTAGCAGTTGTTCCTGCATAAATTGTTTTGATATCAATTACAGAAATGGTTGATCCAACCTTTTTCTTTTGCGTAATTGTAACTGTACCTGCTCCAGTAACGTTAACCAATACTGGTGAAGGTAAATTTACTGCAGTTGATGTTGCTGCGGTAAATGTAAATGTCTTACCAAGATTGGTAAGTGCTAGTGTTGCTGCATTGCTACTTGCTGCTGTATAAGCACCAAAGATAGCAGGTCCAGCAATCTCTAACGATACATAATCATCTGCTGTTGAAGCAAGAGTATCAGATGTTGTTAATGCAATAACTGAATTAACACCAGCCTCTGCTTTGTCAGCATCAGATGATAATACTGTTACACCACGAGCACCATTAGCAAGAGAAGCAGATAGTTCGTATCCGCCACTAATTGCTGCAGAAGCCTGTGGAATTGCAACAAAGAATGTGCTTGCCATCGCTGCAGCGGTAACAAGTGCGATTTTCTTTAATGAATTCATTTTTCTCCTATTTTCTTTTATATTAGATTAAATCTATCTAGATAATCTTTTACATCATCTGGGATAGGTTTATATTGTATCACGTTGTCAGGAAGTTTGTCAAAATCTTTAGGTCTATCTCTAAAGGTATGAACCTCAACTTCAAGGTTTTTGTCTTTTGGAGTATGTGATATTGCCCCAAAAACTGCACCACACACGGCATCTGCTAAGTCTTTAGATTTTTTTCGTGGATGGTCAACTCTATCATTTTTCATAATTTTTAATTCTGTTAATTCTTCAAACAATAACTCTACCGCTGGCATTGCTAGCCTCTCTTCATAGACAAGCATAGCCATATCTTCATAATGTTTTTTTGCTACTGAAACTGTTTCTGTTTTTATTCCAACAGCCTGCAACTCATTTTGAATATCAAATGATTGCCATCTATCAAAAGAAACTAAACCTATATTAAAACCAACTCTTCTTAAATTTTGAATCCATTGTTTTACTTCAGATAGGTTTACTGGACCTTCTACTTTTGGTTCCCACCAAGCAACTGCGTCTACAACAACAACTGGAGATATTTGCTCATAATCTTTAATTACTTGTACATTTACCCACTTATCAACATGAGCAATAGCAACTGCACATTTGTCATGTTTTTGAGCCAAGTCTGCGTGAACAAAATAAATTTTTTCTGGATCTGGTTTAAATGATTCATCAAATCTTTTAAATTGATCTATTGGATTTCTTAATGTCATGCATGATCTAACTTTTTCTGATTGTTTAAAAAAGGCGTCAGAAGAAAAGGTTGGAACACAAGCAAATCGCATCATTGCATCGCCAAGATCATTCATAAAAGCAACCTTAAAATCATCAATTTTTCTAGTAGGATTTACATCCCAAGTACAACGTTTTAAAGCAAACACTCCTGGATATTTATAAGATTTAATATGGTCTTCATCCCACTCAATACTAAATTGATTATCTTTGTCTTCACTATCTAATAGAGGATTGATAACAAAGGTATGTTTTTTAGATATAACTTCTTTATCAGCAATAACATCTTCATAGTGTTGTGAAATAAAATCTCCTGGAAAACGTGGAAATGACAATAAAACAACTTTACCTAAATCTGGAAAACGAGAATCAACTGTTCCACGAAATGCTTTATAAATATTATCTGCAGTTTTTCCTTGATCATTTCCAGTACCTACTTCTGTTGCAAAACCAGATATCTCATCTAATACTGCCAACATAATATTTAAACCCTCATGAGACTCTCTTTCTGAATGTCCTGAGTAAACAGTAATAGATTTATCAAACTCAATAGAATCTACTTTTGCATTATACTTACCAGCAAACCAAGGGGATTTTTCGATTTTAGTTTTAAATCCTTTAAAGAAAACATTTTTTGCTTGTTGTGCGTTAATAGCAACGTTAATTAAATCTATTGCATCTCCACTTGGTTTTCCGAAATATCTTGCAGGGTCTTTGAGACATAATAACTTATATACAATATAAGCACAAGCAACAGTAGAGGTGAAATCTTTACCAGAGCCTTTGCCCAACTGTAAGATGATTTCGTTTTTCGTGTATTTTTCATAATATCTTGCTCCTTCTTGTTCTCCCATTAATCTTTGTAAATCTTCTTTTTTATATACCTGGCTCATAGCCTCAACAATGTCATACTGTATTTCTGACAAGCCAGGCTGACCTAAATAGTCTGCTGATTCAACAAATGTTTTTGTATCTACAGGATTTTCTTCAAAAGGATTATCCTGTAATGCTTCAAGAAAATCATTGAACATCGTGGACAATAGTTATTACCTCATTTTCCTTGGCAATATCAGATAATCTTTTCATAATTTTATCTCTTACTTCTGGATGCTCACTTGCAATATCTTTTAGTATTTCCATTAAAACTTCTTGACGTTTTTCTATTTCTACCATTTCTTCAGCAAGTTCTTTATTTTCTAACAATCCAGCCTTTTGTAACATTTCAATTCTAGCCTTTTCAATATCAACAACTAATTTAATTCCTTGAGTTTTTGCACTAAGATTATTGTTTAATGTTGCTTCGTCAATTACCTCATATGCTTTAGAAATTAACTTTCCATAATGTGCATCCATTGATGCCAATGCTTCTTTTGCTCTAGCACGAATTGCATCATTAGCAGAAGCCATGACTTTCCATTCATTTATTAATGCAACAACACGAGTCCTTGGAATTGATAAATCTTTAGAGATTTTAGTTGCATCATTACCTTTTAAATAATGCTCAACAACTTTATTGACTTCATCTAAATGTTCTACAATATCTGTTTCAGTTGTCATTTTTTTCTTTTGCTACCTTTAATAAAATTAAATATCCAATTAAATCATCAATATCGTTATCTCCAACATGTTCAGTTCCTTTCATTAGACGACTTAACTTGTCATCTATCCTTACGTGTAACTGCTCTATTGGATTAGCCTTACTAAAAATTCTTACTGGATCTAATGCGGAATCTCCATATGAAATATTTTTTTCAATTAACATTTGTGCAATCCCCATACAGTTCATTAATATTGCATTGCCAGATGGAGCAGATAATGAATGCATATATAAATCATCATACTCAAAGCGATTCATATCTTTATATACTGGAACTGGTCTCATCTTTTTGACTTCCTTAATCCAAATTTTGCCAGGTATACGTAAATAGTTTCAACACTAGTTCCACACTCCTTAGCAATATCTTGTGGAGACTTTTTATCCATAACAAACCTTTTACGGAGCCAAGCCTCGCTTGTATATAGTTTACCAGCCATCATTTATTTTGTCAACTTTCCCCAGTTATCTAGTGCCCAATGACCTATTGCTACAGCGTCTGCAACATCATTATCTGATATCTCTCTGTCATAATTAATATTAACAAACCTTATAGTTTTTTCTTTACGTAGACTACGTTCATAATTTTTTAGCCAAGAATCGGATTTATCTGGATGTTGAGCCTTTAACGCTATACGATCTTCTTTTGTTGGCTTTTTATTTCCAATATATGATTGCCACGTTATGGGTGACACGGATCCTATTTCAGATACCCCGCTTTCCCATAATGCTGAAAGAATTGCTCCTTGAACTAGCGCTAAGTCTGCAGCAGTTTTTGGACTATTAATAAATATTGTATGCTCAATGACTACACCATCAATACTATACATGTTAAATAATGCTCGTGTTTTTGCATAAGCATCACCTACTTTTTGATATATTGTATTTCCATCAAATTTAATTTTTCCATTAACCATTAATTTTTTATCTGTAAAAATAGCAAAAGCCAAACTATTGGTGCTAGCGTCTATTGAACAAATAGTTTTTGGCGATAATCCTTTTAATATTTTTACAATCACTTAGACATTCCTTTAATTTTTTTTAAAACTTTGTTTACTTCTTTTGGATTGATTGAGCAATCATAACAAATTTGATCATCGTTATAAATTGATAAAGTTGTACCACAACCTGCTGCACATTTTCTATTTTTGCTTTTTCTTTTTTTGCGCTTTGCCATTTCATATCTAAGAACAATTTTTTCTTTAGTTGCCTCAGATCTGCAATGAGCGCTACAATATATTTGATAAGAAACATTAGGTTTAAATCTATTGTCACACCAACTACATGGTTTCACTCAATTCCTCCAGAGACGGTATCTTTATGGTACCCACCTCGGCATTACTGCATGCTTTTTGAATTGGACAGTTTTTACAAATCTTTGA